ACTTTTTTATCGTAAGATCTTTCTTTAAAATGGAAAAATCTTACTAATTTATTTAGCATGATATAGTCCTTTACTACAGTTAGATTAGAAGATGTCTAGGTCGCCTCTGCTATTGATACTTCCTAAACATATAATAATATTTACCAAAAAAAGTATACCACGAAAACGATTACTCCGCGCCCCTCCCGACAGGAACGCGGAGCTTTTCGTTTAAAGCCGGAACATTTTCTTATGTGTTCCGACCACTTTCGTGATATACTTTTGTTCCTTCTCATTGCGATGTGAGAAGTACTTCTCCATTTCTGAAGCTTTCTTGGAAATGCGGCCAATGCTCCAGATGTCTCGCTTTGTAGAGCTACTGAAGTATTCTTCATTTCGAAGAATATTTTTATAGACTACAAAGTCTTCTGGAGAAGACACCTCGAAGCACACAGACGCATAGCCATCGATACGGACACTACCTGCTACGTCCGCATCGCCATGTACTACGACATTATCTGTTACGATACTCGATCCATGAATACGAGCAGTACCCAGTACATCGGCGTTACCCGATACTTTGGCAAACTCGTATACATCGCCATACACCTTGGCTCGACCGTAGACCTGGCCATGGGCGGTAACTTTAGCGTTACCAAATACATGGGCTTTATCACCAATGTATTTGCCGCGCATTACCGAATTGCCATAGACTTTAGCATCTCCAGCAACTGTACCTGACAACACGACTGCATTGTCAAATACCTTAGCCGTACCACCTACCCATCCGGTGCCATCTTGAGGTAAGTTAGTCTCAGATTCGATGTACCCACCGAGATCACCCGCATCGGTCAACAAATTAATGTTGACTAAAGCACGGATTCGATGCAGGGTTTTGCCATGGTATTGGATTGTTTCACCAGTGAATTCATAGCGTTTAGTTTTAGACATTTTAAACCTCCTATACAAAGTTGTTTAATTGAAAAGCTAAGTCAGGATTTATATTTAAAAATCCTATTACACGTTAATAATATAGATC